CACAGATGGAAGCACTTGTTGCAAACAAGTCACTTTCACCTGATGCAGTTTCAGCACTTAACACAGCACTAACAACACAGCGCGCAATCTCAGCAGATATTGCTAAGGAAATCACGCTTACATCACCACTTTCAACATCTTTCGCGGCGTTTGACTTGGAAGCACCTGCAAAGTTGCTTACACCACGACCAACACCACTTCGTAACAAGATTGTGCGTAAGAAGGGTGTCGGTACTTCACACCGCATCAAGCGCATCACAGGTTACACAGGTACAGGTACAGGTGGACAAGGAAACATTTGGCCGGGAATCACACAGTTCACTCAGAACGATTTTGCTCCGGGTGCAGGTACACCGCTTCTTTACGAGCGTGGGCCACAGATTTCTTACACAGCGGATGACCTAGTTCTTCCGTACAACTCATACTCACTATCTGACCAAGTTTCGTTTGATGCGAACTTCTCAGGTTTGGGATACCAAGACCTTCGCCAACTTTCATCTACTTCAACTCTATACGCAACAATGCTTATGGAAGAACGTATGATGCTTATGGCTCGCGGTACAGCATCAGGTTACTCTGGCGCACTTGCGGCTCCTACATTTACCCTTACAGCGCAGACTGCAACAGGTTCACAGGTTGCACTTGCAAACGCAACATACTACGTATACCTAACATCTAACGCTGGCGCATTTGGTCAGTCCGTTCTTTCATCTGTGGTTTCACAAGCGACAACAGCACAGGTACTCAAGATTTCTGTAACAGGTGTTACAGGCGCACTTGGATACCGCGTTTACGTTGGTACAACAACAGGTGCGGCTAACGCTTACTACTGCGGTACTATCACAGGTACAACTGGTTACATTAACGCGGCAACAGGCGCAACACTTGGAAACAACGTCGCACTTGCTACAACAGGTACACTTGCTTCAACAGTTTCAGGTGATACATCTGCATACGCAACAGGTTACGACGGAATTCTTCCAACAGTTCTTAACCCAAGCATTTCAGGTTCAATCAACAACATCAACGGAACATTCTCAACCGCTAATCCGGGTGCAGAATTCCAGCAAGTGTTTGGACAACTTTACGATGCTGTTAAGGCTGACCCTGATGAAATTTTGCTTAACGGTCAAGACCGCAAGCAACTTTCTGACACAATCAAGAACGGTTCAACTGCAAACTACCGTCTAAATCTCTCACAGACAGAGACAGGCGACTATGTTGGCGGTGCTGTAATTGGTGCGCTTAACAACGAAATCACAGGCAAGATGGTAAACCTTACAGTTCACCCATGGTTGCCACAGGGCGTTGCTCCTGTTCTTTCCTACACATTGCCAATTCCTGATACTGAGGTTTCAGACGTTTGGGCAAACATTCTTGTGCAGGATTACATGGGTATTCAATGGCCTGTAAATCAATTCTCATACGACTTCTCAACATACTTCCGCGGTACATTCATGTGCTACGCGCCTGCATGGAACGGTGTTGTATCAGGAATTGCATCTGCATAATGTGTCTTGAATGTGGTTGCCATCAACCTGCCGATAATCACGGCAGAGACGATGTAACAACAGCAGACATAGTTACAGAATAAAACTTAATAAAATTCCTGAGCATGAATTAAAACTGCTCACTAACAAAATGATTCCCTCTCGTCCAACGGCAGGACAACAGCCTTTGAAGTTGTGAATCATAGTTTAAATCTATGGGGGGAAGCGCAATGGCAAAAATTATTGGCCCAAAAGGTATGCGAGAACTATCCGTCACTACAAAAAACGGCGAGCGCGTATTACGTGCAGGTAGGGATGGGATGTTTAACGTAACAGACCCAAAACTTGTACGTAAATTAAAGCAAGAAGGTTTAGGAGAGGCATCAGCAAGCGGAGTGACTACGGCGGAAGGCTACCCATGCAAATCGTGTGGGTTCGGTTCATTCTTTAAAAAATGTTCCAAGTGTGGAGAGATAAATGGCTAACGGATACGGTAATACAACGCAACTATTAACAGTTCCTTATCTTACGCTTGAAGAATATAAGGCCGCACCTACGGCTATTGATTTAGACAACTTAGTTTTTGATTCTCAAGACCCTGAAGTTCAAGATAATGAATTGCGCAACGTCATCGCACGCGCATCGTCTTGGATGGACACATATTGCAATCAGGTATTAGGCGCAACGGTAGAAACCGAACAACAGCGTTCACGCTATAGCGGTGACGGGTCTATTCGTTTTCACCCACGTTTTAGCCCTATTGTGGCACTTACAGAATTTAATTACGGCTATCCGACAAACATGGCAACGCTTGGCGATTGTTCAATTGCTTGGATTGAAGATATGGAAATTATTATACCTAATACACAATTAGGTAATTGGACTTCCCAAGGGCCGTTATCACTTGGTTCATATAACGGTGGGCCAAGCAATCAAGTATTTTTAAATTATACTTACGTTGCGGGTTATACAAATACAACTTTAGCGGTGGCAAATACTGTTGGCGCTACATCTATTACGGTTGCTAATGGCACAGGTATTGTTGCAGGGCAAATGCTTACAATGTACGACGGCATGAATACTGAACTTGTTACAGTTGCAAGCACATATACATTTGGCTCAACAACAGTTCCGCTTACACGACCATTAATTAATATTCACGCTATTGGTACTTCAGTAAGCGCATTGCCACCTGCAATTAAAGAAGCGGCAATTCTTATTACTACCGCTTTTCTCAAGGTTCGTGGCGATTCATCAATGACAATGATGGTTGCAACTCAACCAACTATGGCTACTCCGGGGTCAGATAAATTTAGTAGTGAAATGACTGCGGCGGCAGATATTCTTAGTACATATTCGAGAATCCGATAAATGACACAAAAACTTGCACCCGTAGGTCGCGCTCAAGTTCGTCAAACGCTGTATAACTTTATTGAACCACCGCAGGTTGATGGCATCAATCAAGTATTTACATCATTGCCTAAGCGTATTGATTTTCAGGTTAATGCATTGCCTAATCAACAAAGTCGCGTAGCCGCTGTAATCTTTATTGAATCAGAAACAGAAACACGTATTGCAGTCGGTGGCGCAACTAACGGTTGGAAGCGAATTGATTACACCGTAATAATTCAATTGTTCCAGCATTCATTAAGTCGTTCGGCTGAAGAAGCAATGGATGATTTAGATTATGTAATTGACTCGCTAAAAGTGCGTTTGCGTTCAGACCACAATTTTGGCGACCCTAGCGGTATCCTTGTATGGCAAGGCGCTGAACCTTTAATTGACGTTACTTATGGTGAGCCTATGTCGCAAAATGCAACATCAACAGAAACTTGGGCATCCATGCGTTTCATCGTTACTCAAATGATTATGGCATAAGGAGAAATAATGGCCACGTTCACATATAAAGGTGAAGATGAACGCACCTTTCCTAGCATCGGAATTACCGTAAAGCCGGAAGATAGTTTTGAAGCGCCAAGTGATTTTGATGCACCTGACGTTTTGCAAGTTAAAAAAGTAAAGGCAACACCTGCCGTAACTAAGGAGAATGAAGAATGACAGTACAAAATACAGCGCGGAGTTACTTAGGTATTGCCAAGGAAGTAACTAAGGGAACTCCCGTAGCACCAACAGATTTTATCCCCGTAAAATCTTCATCATTGAAGCCTGTAGATGTTATCGGTGAACTTCTTGCCGACGATATGGCGCAGGGTTCATTGGTTAAGGATTACGCATACGTACAGGGTCGTAGCAATTCAACTTACGATTTTGGTGGCCCTGTTTATCCTGACACCATCGGTTATGTACTTGGTGGCGTTATGGGAAGCGTTGCAACATCGGGCGCATCTGCACCTTACACACACGTTATTTCTCTCAAGAACGCAACAGCAACAGGCGCAGATGCACAACCAACAGCATTTACTTTGACTGACTTCTATGCGGCTAATGTTCGTGCGTATCCGGGAATTCAGTTCAGCGATTTTACAATGAAGTTTACAGCCGATGGCATGCTTGATTACGACACAAAAGGAACAGGTTGGCTATCTTCAGCGGCATCAACTCCAACACCTTCGTTCTCAACAGTTCTTCCAACACCTGTTTGGTTAGCAACCGTTTCAATTGGTGGCTCAACTGTTTCAAATACAGTTGATGGCGAAATTACAATGACACGACCCGTTACACCTATTTTTGGTCTTGCTAATACAAAAGACCCATACCAAGTATTTCTTGGCGCACTTGAAACAAAGGGAAAGTTTAAGTTTGTCATGGAAAATGACACCGAACTTACACGTTACCTTACAAACACTCAGCCAGCAATCACACTTAACTGGTCACAGGGAACAGGTTCAACAGCAACACAAATTTCATTTACAGTCACAAAGGGTGCTTACACAGCGGCAATGATTGACCGCTCAAAAGACTTTGTTGAAATTGATGTTGATGTTCGCGCTATTGCTAATACAACAGATGCAGGTTCAACAGGTGGTTACAGCAACATCAAGTGGACATTGCAAAACGCAAAGCCTTCAGGTACATATCAGTAACCTGAAATAATGTTGGCC